TGGAAACTCATGGTTTCGGGGTCAATAAATTGTTTAAGGGCTGAGTAGGAATAAGGTAGTTTCTCTATTCCGATTTTTTTCATTTCTGTAATCAACAACTCTTTTTCTTTGGTTACGTGATTTTCAAGTATCTGTAATTCTAGTTGTTGGATTTTCTCTTGTGTTTTTTTCATAGTATTGGATTATCCGTTATATATAAATAATCCGTTCTTTGTTAATATCTCAATTCATTAATTCTTTGTAGGATTTCTTCTGCAGCATCTGCTGGATGTTGGTTGTCTCCCATTACAGTTGCAATGACTTGTTTTTTGTTGTTTAGGATATCGTAGATGATACCTTCGATTGTATTTTCGAATATTGGATAATAAACCAAAACGTTATTTTTTTGACCGTAACGATAAGCTCGGTCTTCAGCTTGGGCGTGGTCTGATGGAAGGAATGATAAGTCATTCATAATAACAGCTTCAGCAGCAGTTAATGTTATACCGACACCAGCCGCTTTAATATTACCTACAAAGACTTTAATCTTGGGGTTATCTTGGAATTGGTCAACGGAGTTTTGTCTGTTGGGTTTTGACATAGAACCATCAAGTTTAACCGCGGCTTTACCAAAATGTTCTGCAATTTTATTTAACGAATCGGTGAAATTACAGAAAATGATTACTTTCTTATCTTGTTCAAGAATATTTTCCGCTAGTTCAATAGTTTGTTCAATTTTTTCATCGGCAATAATTTGTCTAATTTTTGTTAACTTTGAAAATTGAACGGTTAATGATTTGGATTCGTCAGGGTTCTTGTCATACCAATCATAGTATTCTCCCATAACATTTTCATATAATTTTGATTTCAATCTTAGGTAAACAGGTGTGATAATCTTATCGGGTAAATCAAGAACATTTTCTTTTAATCTTCTTAATGTTAAACCTAAGGTTCGGTCTCTTAACTCTTCCAAGTTTGACGCCCCTGTTACATTCCAAATCTTTCTTCCCCCAACATTAAATTGGTATCCAGAACAATAACGGATAGCATATGCCATCCAATTCTTAGCAACAGGAGAATCAATTATACTTAATAAATTAAAATAATCGATTGGTCGTGATGTCATTGGTGTACCCGTCAACAACCAAAGTCTTTCGGTATTTTTAACAATATCATTGATTAGTTTCGTCCTCTGCGCCGTACCATTCTTAATATAATGAGCCTCATCAATAATAACTAAATCAAAGTTGGATGCAAGGACTTGAGATTCGTTTTTCTTTTTAGGGTCATGAAAATTTTTAATTATGTCGTAGTTTATGATTACAAAATCAGCTTCGGTACTGAAATTTTTACTTTCAGCAATATAGATTGATTTGTCTGAGTAATTTTCAATCTCACGTTTCCAATTAATTTTTAATGTTGCTGGACAAATAATTAAAACTTTTTTTGAATTTGATTCTAACGCGGCGATAATTGTTGATGTTGTTTTACCAAGACCCATATCATCGGCAAGGATAAACTTTTTATTCTCAACTAATTTTTGAATTGCCTCCTTTTGATGTTCAAGTGGTGGACGATGAGAATATTTTGAATAATCAATTACAACATCTTTAACCGAATTGTCTTTGATGATTGCCACTTTTGGCAACCAAAAATCGTGTAGTTCTTCACTTTCAAAAACTTTACCCCAAATGTGGTAAGCCTTTTCTTTATCCGCCAATAACTTCTCAACCCAAACTTTTTGGGGGATTTCGGTATATAATTTGTCGTCGGCTAATTTCTGAGCAAAGTATGTGTCAAGGATTATCCATTTCTTCGCAACTTTTGGTTGTTTATTGTGAAAATTGATAATGTATTCTGATTGACTCCTTGTTGGATAAAATTTTCTATTAACCTGTGATTTACGTTTTAATTCCAAGATATAGTTATTGCCACCCTCATATGACTCAAGAATGGACATTGCCTTTGATTCTAAACTAACGTTACTCATTTAATATTAATAAACTTATTTAAAATATAATAAAACTTTAAGTATTTATCAATATATGAAACGGACATTAGAAAAGTTAGTTCCAGTTACAAGATTAGGCAAATTTTTTGGTAATGAAGATTTTGACCTTGATATTGATATGGGACAAGAATGGCTTGAGGGTGATATGAATTTTACCGTTGTGTTGTATCGTATTGATAGGTATAAAACAAAAAAAGACGATGTTTACGGTGAAGTTTTAGAAGATGGGATACAATTTATGGCCCCTATTGAATTAAAAGGTTTAGTTCAAGTTATGGCACCAACTAATAAGTTATATGGTAGTTCTAAAGTTGAAATACAAGAACCGGGGAATTTAAAGTTTTCAATTTATCAAAAACAACTTGATGACTTAGGTGTTGATGTTTGGATGGGGGATTACCTTGGATATTATGAAACAGAATCTAAAGTCAGATACTATTCCATTAGTGATGACGGATATGTTGTGTCTGACACTAAACACACTTACGGTGGATATAAACCATTCTATAGAACGATTGTTGCAACATATGTAAGTCCTGACGAATTTAACGGATTATAATAAAATAATAACATGCCACTACCAAGAACAATAGTTAAACCAACATTACCTTTAGTACCAAAAAAAGTTTTATCTGAAAGGAGAGAACAACTTTTAGAATATATTAAAGACGATGGAACTTATTTACCCAAATCAGTATTACATGCGGATTTGGATAAGGGTATGCTTGAATTTGTTAAAGATAAACTTAAAGTTGTTACCTCAGGTAAAATAGTTCCATTGTTAGATATTATAATCACAACTCAAAATTGGACACAATATTTAGAAACTTGGAAATTTGTGGATGTTGACTATAATCCAACACCCCCATTCATTACTGTCGTTAGGACTCCTGAAGTTAAGTATGGTACAAATCCATCACTTCAATATACAATACCAAACAGAAAACAATTTTATTACGCGTCGGTACCAACTTGGAATGGAAACGAACAAGGAATGGATATTTATACAATTCCACAACCAGTTCCTGTTGATATTACATATAATGTAAAAATTATTTGTAATAGAATGAGAGAGTTAAATCAACTTAATAAGATTGTGATGCAAACATTTTCATCAAAACAAGCTTATACATTTATTAAAGGTCAATACATACCAATTATATTAGCCAACATTTCCGACGAATCTCAATTAAGTATGGAATCTAGAAAATATTACGTCCAAAATTATGAGTTTACTATGTTGGGTTATTTGATAGATGAAGAAGAATTTGAAGTAAAACCAGCAATTCAAAGAGTAACTCAATTAATTGAAATGAACACAGCGCCAAGAAAAAAAAGAATAGACAAATATCCTAAAAATCCTGATAATTTTGAAACTCCGTTTTTATTTGTTTCAGGCAATACAAGTTTAACAGATGTTATTGAATTTAGCTCAAATATGAATTTACTTTCAACAAGTAATGTTGATACTTTTGATGTATATATTAATAATGATTATTATGGGAGCGACCTTCAAAAAATTGAGATTACAACAAACGACATTTTAACTATAGAAGTTACAAAAAATGACAATACTAAAGAATCAAACATACTATATGAAAATAAATTAATTTAATTTTCCCCATAAATGTCTTTCTTTTCTTTACATTTTTCTACAATTAAATTTTCTAAAAATTTGTAAATTTTTATTCCCCGTTTATCACAATATTTTTTTAAAATATCGTGTGATTCAGGAGATATTTTGATGTTTTTTATTTCTTTTTTCGGATTCATAGGTAGAAAAAAAGCAGTATTTATTCATACTCTTTATAAATACTTATCTAAAAGTAAAGTTTTTTCATAAAAACTCTAATATTTATCAATAAAATAAATCTGTAACAGAATAATTTAATAATGGCAGCACAAGCAAATCAAAAAGTATTTGTATCACCTGGAGTGTACACATCGGAAACCGACTTATCATTTATCGCCCAAAGTGTGGGGGTAACAACTTTAGGCCTTGTTGGAGAAACTTTAAAAGGTCCAGCATTTGAACCAGTATTCATAACGAATTTTGACGAATTCCAATCATATTTTGGTGGTTCAGAGCCCGTTAAATTTTATGGTACTCAGATACCAAAATATGAGGCGGCGTATATTGCCAAATCATATTTACAACAATCAAATCAATTATTTGTAACAAGAATTTTAGGATTGTCCGGATATGATGCAGGACCGTCTTGGAGTCTTTCATTAGTTGCTAATGTTGACCCAACAACTATTTCTGCACCATCAAATCCCGTACCTTTTACCGCAACGTTTACCGGTACATCATCGGGAGGTACATTTAACCTTATAAGTGGGACATTACCAAATCAAGTTGAACTAAATAAACAATATAAATTACAAGACGGTTCAGTATCTACAATACAAACCGATTTTAACAATTATTTAAGTGAGATTGTAAATACAACATCACTTTCAGCAACAACGTCAGTTATATATGGCTCAATACTTTATGATGACAATTATTCTCTTACATATGGAAGACCTAATGTAATAACACCATATGATTGTGTACCTATCTTAGAAGAAAATAATTTATCTGCGTCGTCAAACGACCCTTGGCTTTATGCTAATTTTAATATTTCTTCAGGAAACAATTATTCGGGTTATTCTTTTTATTATGTTATTGATAATATAATTTCTAATGTGGATTCTAATTTTACGGTTACTATTTCTGGAGCTTCCGTTAATTTTACAGGTATGGCGTACACCGACTTCAATAATATGGTTGTTGGTACTATTCGTTCACGAGGTATTTGTAATTATGTTAATAGTGCCGGAAGTAATAACCATGGTCCAGTTTATGAGGTTGGTATTGATTACAACAATAATAATACCTGGGTTCCAAATAATTTACAAATAGTTTGTACTGGACAATATTCAGGTATTACAGAATCACCTTATTCATCTTTTTTATTATCGGGTTTAACAAATGATAATAAAACATTTTCATTTGAAACGTCATTAAGTGCATCTTCGTCAAAATATATTACAAAAGTATTAGGTGTTGATAACTTTGGTAAATCAAGATACGCGGTTCCTATTTATGTTGAAGAACTTTATCAGGGAAGTTTGAATTATGCTTATAGTCAAAATTATATCCGTGGATTAAATTGTGATTTAATTGCGCTACCTGACGCTAGAAGTCAATCAAGTCAATCAATTGCTTGGAATTTAGAAAAATACCAATCACCTGAAACACCTTATTTGGTTTCTGAATTAAGAGGTAACCAAGTTTATAATTTATTTAAATTTATATCAATTTCCGATGGAAATGATGCAAATACTGAAGTTAAAATTTCAATCGCTAACTTATCATATAATAATATGTCGTTTGATGTTATGATTAGAAATTTTTATGACTCTGACTCAAATCCAGTTGTAATTGAAAAATTTACAAATTGTAATATGGACCCAGCATCAAATAACTTTGTTGGAAAAAAAATAGGTTCATCTAATGGTGAATTTGCATTAATTTCAAGATATGTTATGGTTGAAATGGCGGATGAATACCCAATTGACTCACTACCTTGTGGTTTCCGTGGTTACACACAAAGAGAATATGAAGACGCTTCGGTTTACCCATCACCATATCCAAAATATAAAATAAAATATGATTACCCTGGAGAAGTTATTGCTAACCCACCATTTGGAACACCTATTGGTGGCTCAAACACTGTTGAATCTCCTGGAGATGTTATAAGAAGAACATATTTAGGGTTTTCAACACAGTATGGAATTGATGAATCATTTTTAACTTATAAAGGAAAACAAAACCCTCAATCAAATTGGGCTTTGGCAACTGACTCATTTAAATGGAATTACACTAGTAAAGGTTTCCATATGGACTCAGGAGCAACTGTTGTATCAATTGCTAACACATCAATGACAAGTGGTCAAACAGCTTTTGAATGTGGTACTGCTGAATTTAGAAGTGACCCAGAAACACAAGAAAATCCGTATTATTTCATATATTCAAGAAAATACACACTATGTTTTGCTGGTGGGTTTGATGGTTGGGACATTTATAGAGAGTGGAGAACTAACGAAGATAGATTTCAATTAGGAGCTTCGGGTTATTTGGCGGGTACTGCACCTTCATCAAGATATCCAAATGCAACAGGTGAGGGATTGTTTAAAAGAATTGTGGTTCAGAACAATACTCAAGATTTTGCAAATACAGACTACTACGCATATCTACTTGGTATTTTATCATTTGCAAATCCAGAATCAACTAACATTAATATATTCGCAAGTGCAAGTATTGACTACGTAAATAACTCAAACCTTGTTGAGGAAGCGATAGACATGATTCAATTTTCAAGAGCGGATTCGGTTTATATTTGTACAACACCTGATTATAGAATGTATACTCCAGACGGAACAAATTCTTTGGACATTA